TGTTAAACGTGCCGTTAGTAATACGGCTGCTGCTACCCGCCAGGGTTACAAAGAACCCGGAGGGACCAGGGGTTGTGCTAACGCCAACGCCTAGAGCAGGGCCAAGACCCAAAGTAGGAGTAGCGCTTGCACCAGCCACGCCGCTGCTCACTAGGTCACCGCCGTCAACACGGAGGGCCAAACGATAAATATATGCGCCAGAAGGCACAATAATACCGTCAGTGATGTCAGCACGAACGTCCTTGTGATAATCCGGTGAAGGAATAATAACGTTGGCGTTCAAGAAAGGCTGGTTAGTGCTGTTTTGACCTGACCCATAAGGGTTGGTGTAATACTCCAACTGATTGGTAGTACCACCAGCTTGATAAGAGAGGTCTACATAACCGATAGCCTGTTGGGCAATCCAACCAGGCTTGAACACAACTCCAACAGGACCACCAACAGGTTGGTTAGTAAGAGTAGTGCTTGTCTCGTTAGCGTTGTTGTAAACAACAGACGTGGGCTTGTGCCAGTAACGAAGAACGTTAGTGTAGTTTCCAGGATAGATTTTGGAAACTTGAAGCTGAAGGGGATTAATTGCCATGGGTTATTCCTCCTTAAACGTTAAAGGAATAAGCAATAGTGGCGAAATCAGCGTTCAGAAGTTCAAAACCTGCGTACAGGCTCCAAATCATCATGATAAAACGGCTGAAATCGTCATTATTGTTTAACAACACCTGAGCGTTGTTACCACCAATACCCACGCCTACGGACTGAGGGCCGAAGAACATTCCGATAGCCGAATCATAGGTAGTAGAACTACCAGCGATGGTGGCTGAAGCGGATTGTGTAGGCATGTTCGTGGACTCGAAGAAGCGAACTCCTTCAAACACGAAACCAGTAGGCATGATGGGTTCGCCAGCCACAAAAGTAGCTTGGCCGAAACCTTGGCCCATGTAGATAGCAGCATTAGGCTGCATAGCTGACATGAGTGGGTTGATCTGACCGTTACCGGGGTAGCGAGCCACCTCACGGAAGTCAGAGTTTTGACGCAAGTGCATCAGGAAAGTAGGATCGCAAACACAGCGATAGAAACCATCCTGATAAGTAGGAACGTTACGCTTACGCAGGCTCTTAACCACGCGAAGCAAATCGTCCTTAACGTCAAACTTAGCTTGCTCAGCATTGGTGTAGGTAAGGCCACCAACAGTAAGATTACCGGGGTAGTAGTAACCGCCCTGGGTATCAGAAGACTGGCCTTTGGACACAGCTTTCAGGAGTTCGTTGATGAACACCCGATCACGCCAACGACGATAGTCGTCGAGAAGTGTCAAAGAACCAATGGATTGGTGGAAACCGGTGAGATTACCTGTATCCAGCAGCAAACGCTGGGCAGTAATCAGAGTTTCGCGAGCAATCTTGAAAGTGCTGGCTTGAGTCGGATCGCTAGGGTCCGCAGGGCCGGTGTACTCCTTAAGAGTAACCAACACTTTGTCCTTCACGATGTTACGACTTGAAGCCGTACCGATTGTCTGCTCAGCGGTGCGCTCCCTTGACTCCTTAGAGCCGGGATTGCCCCAGAACCTGTAACGATCAAGCTGCACAGTCTGGCCTGGTTGCTTACTGAAGTCATGAACGACTACAGGTTCAGCAGCCATCTCTACAACATAGGCCGGGTGGGGCCTGTAGAGTTCAGCGCCGAGCAGCTTGGGAAAATCATTATCGACAAACATTGTCGATGATCTCCAAAAGCAACTACATTATTAGTTTAACCCTATAAAGTTAGAATAAACACAAACAAGTCGCATTCATAGCGTTAAACATTTTTTTGATTACTCGAATTTACCGTCGGTGAATAATGACGAATAAGGCCACGCACTCCTTCAGGTGCAAAACCATAGATAGACGCATAGTTAGACACATAAGTACTTGCATGACCTCGATAGATATAACGAGTCACTGTACTCATGTTTCCAGCAGGAGACGTGGCTCTAATGGATTCCGTAAATGTTTGGCAGTACACAGGAGGGTTATAAACCCAGTCTGCTCTTGTCGAAGTCCCAGAGCCAATAGATGTGCTGAATGGGTTAGTTAAAATCCCTCCTTCAAACCTACCGTGGGTTACACCTCCACCGGTTAATCCCAACGCTGGTGAACTGTCGCCAGGGGTGTTATAAGGATCGTAACCTTGATTAGAAGGAGCAAAACCTCCAAAATACGTGTATTTACCTGTAGTTCTTAAACCAGGTTGAGGGAAAGCCGCTGTAGAAACTTTTGCATTTGCGATTGTAACAACGGAGAGTCCTCTATATCCGTCATAACTACTAAGTAAACCACTGGGGGCAAAATCTACGTTTTGGTAATCTGTCCAAAACCCCTCCATAGCTGGAGGCACAGTTCTCCAAGCATTAGTTAGATAGATACCCGAATTAGGGGGACCAGCAGTAACAAAACCAAAGTCTCCTCCTGTATTATTAACTCCATAAAAAGCTACTGTGTTACCTAGTGGATCAACATAACCACTTGAAACAACTAAATATTTTTCTACAAGGTTTAAATCGTCAGACGTGTGACTAGGCCCAGATTGCAGTCGATGAGGACCACTGTCACGTTTATAATTGGAGAGAGAAGCGTAAACCACGGGCAGCAGTCAACTAATCTAAGTCTACTCCGCAGTTTCAGTACTTTTAGCTTCTTGAATTTTAGTATTTAAGTGAACTAAATCTAATGAAACCCTGACCATATCGTCAGCATAAGAAGCACGAAGTTTTTCAATACTGTCTTCGAGTGTTGCAATTTTAGTATGAAGCTCTTGTATAGCTTCGTTGTCCAAGTTCGTCTGTTTTAGACGTGAGCTGATGTTTCCCATAGTTTATTTACCTTTTTTAGGTGGGCTATTAGATACTAAAAACCCCCCGTCGCCAGGGGGTCTTTTTGTAAACCTTAGGTTAGGCTGCGTCCAAGAACAAGAGCTTCTGACGGAAAGCATCAGGGCTCATATGGCTCAAATAACGCCAAGCTTGGTCGGGATTACGATCCATAGCGGTCTTAAAGCCCTCCCACTGTCCTTCAACGTTGGTCCGAGGAGTCGAACTAGCGTTAGCAGGAACAGCAGGCATGTCGTAGCTAGGACGATAAGCGCGAGAATCACCGTACTCAGGCTCATCCACGGGATACACTTCGGTGAAGAAGCGATTTGTGTAATCAGCCAGTTGATCAGGATCAGTAAGAATGTGCTCCATAGCGGCACCACGAACAGAAACCTGTTCTAAGCGCTCGTTTTGAGCAATCAGGGCGTCTTCAAGAGTAACTGAGTACTGATTGAGAATGCCAGGAGCTTCAATACCAAAGTGATTAACTACTTGAGCGGTTACGTCGCTTAGTCCCACCTCGGGGGAGCTGACCGTAGAAGTCGGAGAGGAAGTTTGGGTCGTAAATCCGTTGTTGTAGGAGGTCGGCGCTGCCTGGGGTGCCTGATAAGCCCAAGGTTGGGCCTGTGAAGGCTGACTGTACTGTTGAGTATCCGGTGCCGTTTGGTACTGCGGATACTGTGGTGCCTGGCTGGGGGATGGAGACATCCGTGATACCACCCGCTCCAGGCTGCCCATCGCGGCTTCCCAAGGGTTGCTCGGGGAGGACGCTGACGGAAACTGGTTGTACTGGTTGCTGGTAGAAGGGGCCGTACCCTGTGTTGCCGGCGACGGCTGTTGGTGCGTAGGCGCCGAATACCCCTGGGGGGTACTGGCTTGGACTACCCATTGGGGGTAGGCCGTAGAGCCCTGGTCCGCTGTTGGCGCCGCCGAAGGGGCCGCTACCGCCGGGGAGACCGGGCTCGGGATCGAAGCTTGGATCTGCTGGCTCATAGCTGCCCGAGTAGGTTAGTTCTTGTGCGAGGTGGTCAAACGTCCTGTACAACAGGGGCGTTAGATTCAAACGAGGATCAGCACCCAATGGCTGATTAGGCGCAAGTGGATGTGGCGTTTGCAACATCTGTGATAATAATACTAAAAATTGTTGAAACGCGCTTTGAGTTTGTTGAATCATTCTGAAAGGAAATCCTTTCAACATTTCTGAACGCTCAGAATCTGTTTTATCGGGGAACAAATATTTCAATGCTTCGACGCTATCCACGCCAAGTTCTTGTAAGTTTCGTACAACAATTGACTTCTGATTTAAGTCGTACGCTGTGTCTTCATAGACATCGCCTTGGAAACGATATGTAACTTCTCGATCTCCATCCGCAGGCAGACCGTAAACCCCAGGCGGAACAGTGTTGGTTTCTAAAGAGGTTTTAATCGCAATCTCAACTTTTAATTTAAATTTCTTAACATCTACGTCATATTTCTCAACTGATTCAGGCGTGGCCTTCTCCGGTATTTTTGGAGTTTTCATTCCTGAAACAGCTACAAAACTTTCACGGAAAATCTGTTCTTGGTGATAAATAATCATTTCAAGCAACTTACAGAATCCGTAAGTTAAGAAACTTTTATTTTTACGAAGAGCCGTGGCTTGCGCTCGCCCCATCAATCCTTTAATTTCTGTCGCGGTAGCGCCAGCAGAAACAGAAATTTCATCCACGCCGCCGAGAGCTGTTCTAATTTCCTCACGTAAAAGCAACGCATACCTATTCATGTCCCCATTAACAGGATCGGGGGTCATGTACCCCATACGATCTGAGGGCTCTACGTTTGCAATAATTCGAGGAACTCGCAAACCTCCCATCAAAGAGCTGCCACCAAAAGGTTCGCTGACTCGGGTAGAGGGAGTGTCCCTACCAGCAAAACCACTCTGACTACTAATAGTGGGACGGAACGTACGTTCAGCGTCGGAAGCTTCGATAAGGTCGCTACGTGGACGAGAACTAATTAAGGTTGGGTTACCAAAGAATTCAATATTTTTTGCAATATTTTGAATAAGAGAATCATGTAAAACTATTTGTTCCGAGAATGGCCCAAATTCACCCTCTCCTTCTGTGCCACTAGAGTTTGGTTTGTTTAAAACTTCAACAGCAGGAATAAACCCAAGAGTGTTTTCTCTACTATTACTTGGCGTTAAAAGACCGGCTGGGTCTAGATCAAAGCTAAGCTCACTATCCGTTTCTACTTCAGAAATAAGTTTGTCAGTGATGGATATGCGGACATACCTCTTATTTAATCCGCCTCCCTCTCCGGGCAGTCCTAAAGTAGAATTCCTTACTTTATAACTATAAATAATTATGACTTCTTGGATACTTCCATTTACGTCGTGATAAACGCGATATTGATGTTTGTCAAAAAAGTAAATTTGATACTTTAACTTAGGGTCGGGTCGAAAATAAAACAACCCACAGCCGTCTATTAAAAAATTGCGAATAATCGTTGGAAAACGAATGTCTAGTCTGTTTAGAGTTATTAGATCCTGTAAAAATTTGCCTCGACTGTTATACGTGTCTTGTTCACAATAAAAAAACAAACCTTTTTTTATCATCAACAGCACCATCTGCTGTAAATGACCGAGCACGACCAAAGTAGCCGACTGCTTCGATTGATCCTGGCTTCGGGCAGCCTCTAGGATTTCACCATATCTGCTTCTAATACTGATTGGGTCGGCCATTGTTTCTCAAAGACGGGAGGCAAACGGCAGACAGAGAACTATATGCCGTTATATAAGTTTGTTACTTAAAGCGTCAAGCGCCGGTTTTTTTCTTCTTTGCTTTTTTAGCCTTAGCTAACGCAGCCTGACGGGCTGATTTTTTTTCATCGTCAGTCATTTCCTTAGGATCTTTTTTCTGGAAACGAGCCAAGAGCTCAGGAGGCATTTTGTCAGCCATGGGAAGGAAGCAAGAAACTGCGTACTCGTTCTAGTTTAAAGAGTTCTTGAGGTAACAGCTCATGTGGATAGGAAATAAGTATATGATCTTTACGGCCCAAAGGGTCAACCCCCCCAGGTTCTGGCTTGTACGTGTCTAAATAATCCAACATTTCTTGACTATAAGCGGGAGCATGAGCGTTAGGTATATCATCGTAACAATGTGAAAAAGAAGTAAGTTTTTTCTTTAACCTCTCAGCATCTCCCATCCAAGAAAAGTGCCAACCGCAATCGCAGTCGCCTACTACTAAACCATTGTCTTTATTTCGTATACGAGAAAGTGTATCTTCAAGGTGGTCAAATAAAACCACGGTGCCGCAAGTCCAGTTTGTAGGAGGTTTACTTGTATCTTGTTCGGGATCAACTACACGGAGATCTGCTCTTCCGTAAAGCATGGGCATTGACAATCGAACACAACGCTCTGGGTTCTCGTTGGCAATATCAATAGCTTCTAGTAGTCGAGAAGGTTTGGGTATTTCGTCAATATCGCTAAAGAAAAATACCGAATCGGGTGGGGTCATACGCATACCCACCGCTAAAGCGTCTCTTTGAGCGTACTCTCGTATCCAAGGATTGGGATGAGCTTCCGCATCTGGAAGTTCTACATGTAAAACTTGGATTTTTTCTTCAGGTAAACCAAGTTCTCGAATATTTTCCAGACATGTAAAAGGTTTAGGATCCCCTTTAAAGGTTAA